CTATGATCAGAATAGCGGAGAGTCAGTCAATGGATATCCAGCTGCTTTGATGTCTTTCATTAACAAATACAAGCTATTGAAATGGTAGGTGATTCGATGTTTCCCTTTGAAAACAGGCGTGAACAGGAAACTGGTGAAAAAGATGAATTGAATCAGCCTATCGTTGAATGGCAGACGGTACACGAGACTTTAGGTTGGTTGGATATGATCACAGGCTCTGATGAACAAACCTACCAAAATAGCCTTCTGGCCACGTCTAGCCATGTGTTTTTAACAGAAGACACAAGCTTTGAAATAGTATCTACCGATCGCATTCTTAACCCAAGATCAGGCATTGAATACGAAATAACCTATGTCGATGATGTGATGGAATTATCTGATCACCTTGAGATTTATTGTAAGAGGTGGGCTTAATGAAATTTCTTGATCACTCTGACGAAGCCAAAGAAGTTTTGAAGGAAGCAACGATTCAATGGCTTTTTCAAACTTGCATGTTAGTTGAGGGGCAAGCCGTTGCATTAGCAGCAGTCCATACAGCTAGACTAAGAAATTCCATTGATTATGTTGTTGATGAGGCGGAATTGATTGGTTATGTAGGAACAAACGTTGAATATGCCATATATGTAGAAATGGGAACGGGTGAATTTGCTGAGAATGGAATGGGTCGTAAAGGCGGTTGGGTGTATCAGGACCCTAGTGGAGAATGGTTCTTTACTTGGGGACAAGAACCTCAACCTTATTTACGCCCAGCCTTTCGCAAAAATAAATCTGAAATTGAAGCATTAGCAAAAGAAATATTCGGAGGGATTTAGCTGATGAGTCAACGTATTGATGTAATTAACTATTTAACGGGGCTTTTCAGCAAAATTGTCCCCGAAACGCACTACTTAAAGAACAAAAATAAAACTGTCGTATATCCTTATCAAACCTTTTCTCTGACTGGTGAACCTACTCACTTTGCTGGGCAAGGGTTCTTTATTCGACAACAACAAGAGCGACGTAGCAATCGAAAAAGCATTGTCAGCAATGATGGAATCATTTAACAATGAGCCTTTCTATCAAGTGACTGATAAGTTTTTGGTGCAGATACAGTACGATGCAGACAATGATGTGCCGACTGGATCAGACACCTTGCAACGGCGCAATCTAAGGCTTTATGCCAAATTTGATTGGAGGATTTAGAATGGCAATTACTAGCGATACTTTACCTAAAAGCGGCTATACTGCTGATACACCCAAACGCTATCTTTTAAATGCAGGTGCGTTAGTTCGAAACTTAACCTGGAATGCAACAGATAAAAAGTGGACTTATAATCTCCTTGGCGCAACAAGTGGCGGATCTAAGTTGTCTTTAAAGAATAATTTACGCCAAGTAGAAGTTGACGGTGTATTTACCACACCAGTAGGCGGCGACATGATTGAATCAAGCGAAGGGACCTTTGAAGTGAATGTCATTGAACACACTCGTGACAACGTTAAGATGGCCCTTTTCGCTGATGTAGAAGAATCTGATGACACGAACTATCCAGCCGGATACGACGTGATCACGCCTAAGCAGAAAATTGAAGAGTCAGATTACATTGAAAATCTTGGTTATATCGGCACAATTAGCGGGTCGGACAAGCCGGTTATTATCATCATGGATTTTGCAATCTGCACGTCTGGATTAGAATTTGAAGTAAAAGACAAAGCAGAAGCAATTTATCCGATGACCTTTGCTGCTCGTACGCCAATGGACGATGTGACTACTACTTCGTTACCAGTCAAGATCCTAATGCCCAAAGAGCCAGAATTAGAGCCGTAGAAAGGATGAGTACATTTGAAATATAAAGTAGTTTATCCATTTATTGAAAAAGGTGTTAAATATTGGTCAGGTGATATTTACACCAATAAAGACAAAAAACGAATCAAAGAACTGTCTACTGAGAATAACAAACTGAAAAAAGTGCTAATTGAACCAATCAATGCTGATGGATCAAAGAAAGCCTCGGTTGAAACAACTAAAAAAGT